TGTGGCGCTGTTCTTGTCAGACCAGACAAGACCGTGGCATCTTTGGGATTCAATGGATTTCCCAAGACGATGGACGATGATGATAAACTCTATGAAATTCGTGAAATAAAATATGATAGGGTAATTCATGCAGAAATGAATGCCATTTTGTTTTGTAGAGATTCATTTCCTTTGCATGGATATACGTTATATACATCTGGACCGTGCTGTTCTCGTTGCATAGTACACATGTTGCAAGTGGGAATACGAAAATTCGTATGGCCAAAAGCAACACCAGAACAACAAATCAGATGGAATGTAAATAAGACATATGAATATCTAAGGGAAGTTGATGCTTCTCTGATTGAAGTTATTGAAAAAAAGGATGATGCATAATGAATATTTTTGTTTTGGATTCCAGTCCATCAATGGCAGCAAAATACATGTGCGACAAACACATAGTAAAAATGATTCTTGAAAGTTGTCAATTAATGTCAACTGCACATAGAGTATTGGATGGAGTAAAAAAACAAGTAATTACACCTAAAAATAGGAAATATACAACTTATATTATGGAAGATCCCAAAATTGATGCTTTTTTATATAAATCAACCATGATAAATCATCCTTGTACCATATGGACTAGAGAAAGTTCGGTTAATTATCATTGGTTGGCATATCACACAGTGTGCCTTACTTCAGAATATACAGCAAGATACAACAAGATTCATTCCTCGGAAGATCTTGCTTATTGGTTATTGAAAAACAAACCAAAAAACATCAATGATAAAGGTCTTACTCCTTTTGCTTTGGCCATGCCAGAAGAATATAAATGTGAAAATACAGTGTTGTCTTATCGAAATTACTATATAAATGAGAAATCTAGATTTGCTAAATGGAAAAATGGAAATATTCCAAATTGGTATACGGAGGGCTTAAATATCAAAAATGAGTTGGTTTCCCCCTGATTTTGGATATATTACTCTAGAAGAAACTGATTCTGGAGTTTTGGCAACGATCAACGATGCCAATAAATATGATTTTATGGTATTTTTGGAAGAAAACGACTTCAATTATGAAGAGGTTTCTTCTTATGAAATAATCATAAATGACCCTCTTGATGAAATATACGAAGAATTCATCGAATATGATGTTTCTGTTTACTTGACAGAAGAAACAAATGACTCTACAATACTTCTTTCAGAGGGAGCAGCAAAAAGAAAGATAGTCATAAGAAAAGGAAAAAGAAAAGTAATATTTCAATGTCCTCCGGGTCAAAAGAAAATTCAAAGAAGATGCACAAGAAGACCCGCAAAAGAAATACAAAAACTCAGAAGAAGAGCAAAAAGGGCTGCAAGAAAATCAAGATCGAAAAGAAAATCTTCCATTCGAAAACGAAAAATATCGATGAAGAGAAGAAAATCATTCGAACATAAACACCCCAAAAAGAAATAAAATAAAATTTATATTATGATTATTCCATTGAAAATGAAATCTCATATCAAGAAAATTTTCTCAGGAGAATATGATGTTGATTTTTATACAAAAAATCCATTAATTCTTGATATTGGTGGAAATGTTGGTGGATTTGCTAGATGGGCATCAGGAAGATGGGCAAATAGCAAAATAATTTGCTTTGAACCAATAAAACAAAATTTTGAATTGTTGAAGAAAAACACGGAAGATTTAAAAAATGTAAATTTATATAATTGTGCAGTAGGTTCTTCGAATAGAAAACAAAAAATGTTTTACGGAAAAAACAATGAAGGAGAATGTAGTTTTCATTTGGGAGATCAACAAATAGAAGAAGGAGAAGAGGTTGATGTAATTTGTGCAGATAATCTACCAGATAGTCATTTTATAAAAATAGATACAGAAGGATCTGAAGTTGAAATTTTAGAAAATATTAAAAAAAATCCGCATATCTATGCAATAGAATATCACTCTGAATCAAATAGATTAAAAATAGATGAATTATTAAAAGAAAAGTATGTTTTAATCTCAAGCCATAGTACGAATTTAAATTATGGAATATTAAAGTATGCGTTGAAGTCTTCTATAATTTCAGATGATAAAATAAAAACAAAAAGAAAAAACCCAAAGAAGAAATAATATATGTCTATTATAATGAAGAAGGTGAGGTGGAAAAATTTTCTTTCCACCGGAAACAACTACAGCGAAATTATTCTAAACAAGCACAAGACAACTTCCATATCTGGAGAAAATGGATCTGGAAAGACCACGATGCTTGATGCTATCGTGTTTGCTCTTTTTGGAAGACCATATAGAAACATAAACATTCCACAACTAGTAAATTCAATCAACAAAAAAGATTGCATTGTTGAACTTTATTTTGACATCGGAAAGAAACCATATGTCGTGAGAAGAGGAATATCTCCGAAGGTTTTTGAGATATACCAAGACGGAAAACTCATAGATCAGGATTCAACGACCAAAGATTATCAAAAGATGTTTGAAGATCAAATTCTCAAAATGAGTTTCAAGTCATTTTGTCAAGTTGTAATTCTTGGTTCCACTAATTACATTCCTTTCATGAGATTGACTGCAGCAGAAAGAAGATCCGTGGTGGAAAATCTTCTTGATATAAATGTTTTTTCCACGATGAACAGCGTATTGAAGGGAAACATGTCCATTTTGAAGGATAGTTTGATCAATACAAACAACAAGATGGAAGTTCTAAGGGAAAAAACAGAACTTCAAAAAAATCATATTGATATTTTGAAGAAAAAACAAGACAAGCACCACGAAGATCAGATTGCAAAGAAAAAAGAATTGATGCTTCAGAGAGAAGAATTAAAGGAAAAGATCGAAAAGACAGAACAAAAAATATCTGAATTGACCGCTAAAACTTCCAAGAAGCAAGAAGTTGAAAAGGAATTGAATTCTTTGTTTTCTGAATTGATGATATTGGAAAAAACTGTCACGAAAAACAACAAAGAGATCAAGTTCATAGAAGATGCAACTACTTGTCATTTTTGCACTCAGACCATAAACGAACAAACAAAGAACAAATTAATATCCGATAAAAACAACGAAATTAAACACACATGTTTACAATCAGATCAAATCGAAAGAAAAGTAAATATGTTGAAAAAACAGATAGATGAAATAAACAAGATTTCGAAAGAATGCTTGGAATTATCAAATGAATGCAATGAACTCAATTCTTCATGCAAAGCAATAAATAAATTGATCTTGTCTCTGGAAAATGAAATTAATTCGAATGCCATAGACAAGACAGACATTGAAACTGCACAGGCAAAGATGGGTGATTTCATAAAAGAAGGAAAACTTCTTGTGGATGAAAAACAAAAAATATTGGATGATACGCATTATGCCAATATTGCCTATGTTCTTTTGAAGGATTCTGGAATCAAAAGCAAGATAATAAAGCATTATCTTCCCATCATGAACAAGGTGATAAACAAGTATCTTTCGGAAATGAACTTTTTTGTTCAGTTTGAATTGGATGAGGAATTCAAGGAAAGCATAAAGAGCAGAAATAGAGACATATTTTCTTATGAAAACTTCAGCGAAGGAGAAAAAAGAAAAATAGACCTTGCTCTTTTGTTTGCATGGAGAAAAATCTCTCAAGTAAAGAATTCTCTCAGTTGTAATTTATTGATATTTGATGAAATCTTGGATGGAAGTTTGGATGATAGCGCAACGAAACTCTTGTTGAATATATTACAGATTATGGATAAAAATTCAAATATATTTGTTATTTCACATAAATCCAAGGATATTCTGCAAGACAAATTCGAACATAACATAATGTTCACCAAAAAGAAGAATTTCAGCAAGGCAATTCATGAATAATCTCTTGACTTTCTCGTCTAGAATGGTAGACTGTTGACATGAGCACCAGAAAGCGATCTTTCAGTAGAGGTTCAAATCCCTCCAGCGTCATTCTTGGTTCTGAACCAACATTTGAAGGAATTGAGAAGGAAGATGATCTCGTATGGGAGATCAACAAATCCATCAATTGGTACAGAAACAACTTCAATCATTCCCAGTATAGAAATGCATTGAATCAATACCTAAAGAGAATCAAGTCTGATTCTGATGCTGCATCTGCTCCCAAGAAGGCATATGAATGGGAATATGCAGGAATCTATTCTCACCTCTCAAACAAAGGAATCAAACTTCCTTCGATCATTCAAGATTCCTTGAACAAGAACATTCTTGCACTTGAATCTTATGCAAAGAAGAATGAGGATGTTCCGACTGTAAATATTCAAGAAAACATCAAGAACAAAATTTCTGACATGATTGCGGATCTGGAAATTCATGTAGATGAATTCTTGATGAATTTGAAGTCAAAAAACAAGAATTATTCCTTTGATGTTTCCGAGTGGATCAAGAAGAACAATATTCGATCCATTCACGCAAATAGAATGGCTGATTTCTTCAAGGAAAGGCAAGATGAATTGCAACTTGCTCTTTCAGGAGAAGATGAACAATTAAAGGAAGGCTATTCTTGGATTGGAAAGACCAATCTTCGAAAGTATGCCGAATTTACTGAAAGAATCGTAAATCTTCTTCATGAACAAAGTGCCGTTGCTCGTTCGGAAAGAAAGCCGAGAGCAAAGAAGAAGAAGACTCCTGAGCAGTTGACTTCGAAGGTAGTCTATTTGAAGAACTTTGATGATCTTAAGTTGACTTCAGTTCCTCCAAAAGAGATCATCGGGGCTGCTAGGGTTATTCTTTACAACCCAACAAAAAGAATTCTTTATTATTATGAGAGTTCTGAAGTAAGCGATGGTCTTGGAGTCAAGGGAACAAAGATCATCAATTATGACATCAAGAATTCTTCTTGGAAGAAGATTCGAAATCCAAATATTTTGATGAATGGCGGAAGATTCATTCAAGGACTCCGAGCATCTGCAAATGCATACAAGGAAATCACAGGAAAGGAACATTTCAAGATGAACGGAAGAATTTCTGATCAAACCATCATCCTACAGGTTCTACATCGATGATTTTGCTAGATAACACTCAAATCATTCTTTCTACCATATTTACTCAATATAGTTATTCTGACGACAAGGAAGGATTCTTTTCCGAAGATACAGTAAGACATATTGTTCTGAATACCTATCGCATGTACAAGAACAAGTTTTCTGGACAATATGGAAATTTGGTTATTTGTGATGATGCTGGAGATTCGTGGAGAAAGACTATTTTTCCACATTACAAGGCATCAAGAAAGAAGAGTCGTGAAATTGATGGATATGATTGGAACATAATTTTTGATTCGATGAACAAGATTCGAAAAGAAGTTCGTGAAAACTTTCCATATAAGGTAATGTGCGTGGAGAGATGCGAGGCAGATGATGTCATTGCAGTTCTTTGCATGAAATATCACTTGAAGGAAGACATCATGATCGTGTCTAGCGATAAGGATTTTCAACAATTGCAAAGATATACAAAAGTAAAGCAATATAGCCCAATTCATAAGAATTTTATAAATTGTGAAAATGCTTTTTCTTTTCTAAGAGAACATATTCTGAGGGGTGATACATCAGATGGAATTCCAAATGTTCTTTCTGATGATGACACATTTGTCACAGAAGGAAAAAGACAGAAGCCATTGTCGAAAAAGAAGTTAGAACTAATTATGGAAAATGTTCCAGAATATTTGAAAAATAACTATAATCGAAATACAAAACTGATAGATCTTACCTATATACCTGATGAGTACCAACAAAGCATTCTTGATGAATACGAAAAACAAATTCCGGTAAAAGGTAGAGAAAAACTATTTGAATATTTTGTGAAGAATAAACTATCTAATCTTATGGAAGTAATTGACGAGTTTTAATATGAAAATAAATAAATACATCGGTGAAATATTTTCTTTGGTCGAACAAGAATCTTCAGAGGAAGAAAAAATTAAAATATTACGAGAGAATTCTTCTCCTGCATTATTCAGCATAATCAAATTTGCATATGAGCCTACATATGTTTCTTTAATCAAAGAAATTCCAGAATATAAACCAGATGATTCTCCTTATGGATATTCATATTCTGATTTGACAAAAGAATATCACAGATTAAATTATTTTTTTGATTATCCAGATAAAAATAAATCGTGGATTATAAATGCAAAACAAATGAATAAAATGTTGTTTAATATACTGGAAAGAATACATTGGTCTGATTCAGCCATACTCTCTGATATTCTTACCAAAAGAAAAATTCCAAATATTCCTCTTAAATTGATCAAAAAAGCATTTCCACAACTAGAAATTACCAAGAAAGGAACTATAAAGAGTGATGTATGAGCAGTAAAGATAACTATTCGGATGAAGATCAAGATTATCGTAGAATCCAAAAATCTTCAATTAAAAGACGCAGAAAAAATGATAGACATAGAAATCGTCAAGATTTGAATAATATTGTTCAAGAAATAAATAATGGATTTGATGTAAATAAAATTGAGGAGGAAGAAGATTATGAATGAAAATAATAAACCTCTTTCAGCAAAAGAATACAAAAAAATTTTATTTGATAGAGCAAAAAAAAGAATAGAAGAGAAAAAATCACAAAAAAATTCACTTGAAAAAAAAGATGAAAAATTTGTAGAAAAAACATCTTTTATACAAAAAGCGACTTCATTTGGAAAAGCAATTGTTTCTAGGGGAATAACAAATAAAAAAGCATCAGAAGATACTAAAAAACTTAGAATATTGAGTTGTCATGGATCTGAAGATTTTGGTTTATTTCCGTGTTCAGAAAGAAAAAATAGTATAAAATTTAAAGATTCTTTTTATTGTGGTGCTTGTGGTTGTGGGGATAAAAAAGGAACACAATTAGTAAATATATTAATTGATGGAAAAGAACAATATTCTAAATTGGATTATCCGGTAGTTACATGTCCGTTAAAAATGCCAGGATTTTCAAATTATCTTCCTACTAAACCTGAAATTTCTGAAAATTTTAGAAAGAAAACCATTGAATCTCAGTTTAATATTGATTATATTAAACAAAACAGTAAATAGGAGATATTATGAACAGTACCAATGTGATGAAACTAAGCAAAAAAACTATTGATATTTTGAAGAATTATTCTTCAATCAATTCCAACATTCTTATCAATTCAGGAAACAAGATAAGCACGATTTCTCCAGTAAAGACTATTCTTTCTGAAGCAGAAGTAGATGAGAATTTCGATGTTTCCTTTGGAATTTGGGATCTTCCTAAATTTCTTGGAACTGTTTCTTTGTTCAATGATCCTGATTTTGATTTTCAGGAAAAATTTGTAGTTATTTCGGATGGAAATAGAAGCGTCAAGTATCACTATTGTGAACCAAAACTTCTCACTGTTCCGACCAAAAAGATCAACATGCCAAAAAGCAATGTTTCATTTCTCATTACCAATTCTGAACTAAATGAATTAAAGAAAGCAGCATCTATTCTTGGTGTTTCTGATTTGACGATGGAACCAAATGATGATGAAGGGATAACCATCAAAGTCCATGACAAGAAAGATACCGGAAGTAATTCATATATCATAAACATCGATGAAGATGTTGAATTTGATGGTTCTTTTTGTTCAAATTTTATGATCGAAAATCTTAAGTTATACCCTGGTGATTATGAAGTACAAATTAGTTCAAATGTAGTATCGAAGTTCAAAAACATGAATTCAGACATAAGTTATTGGATTGCTCTTGAGATGGATTCTTCTTATTCGAATTGAACATGAACATAGATAAATCACATTTTCTCTTTGTAGAAAAGTATCGTCCGAAGACAATTCAAGAGTGTGTTCTTCCAGAAAGACTAAAGAAACCTTTCAGAGAAATGGTTTTGAATGGCCAGATTCAAAACCTTCTTCTTTCTGGTGGACCGGGATGTGGAAAGACAACTGTGGCAAAAGCATTATGTTCTGAATTGCAATGTGACAACATATTGATAAATTGTTCTGAAGACGGAAACATCGATACCCTTCGAACAAAAATAAGAAACTTTGCAAGCACGGTTTCTCTTTCTGGATCTACAAAAGTTGTCATCTTGGATGAATTTGATTATTCAAATCCTCAAAGTATGCAACCTGCTCTTAGAGGATTCATGGAGGAGTTTTCAAAGAACTGTAGATTCATACTTACATGCAATTTTAAGAACAAAGTGATATCTCCTCTTCATTCAAGATGCACGATCATAGATTTCAAGTTCGAAAAGGAAGATAAATCCGAACTTTGTACTCAGTTTTTTGAAAGATGTAAATTCATTCTAAACAATGAAGGCATTCAATATAATTCAAATGCTTTGGCGAAATTCATAATAAAGTATTTTCCAGATTTTAGAAGAATTTTGAATGAATTGCAAAAAGGATCACTTCATGGATCAATTAATGAATCTATTTTGTGTGATATTTCTGATGAAAACATCAAGAATTTGATTCAATTTTTGAAAAAGAGAGATTTTGATTCGATCAGAAATTGGGTAGTTCAGCATGGAGACTTGGATTCCTCCATGATTTTTCGAAAGTTACATGATAGTCTAAATGATCATGTAGAAAAAGAAAGCATTCCAACTGCAATTCTCGTCTTGGCAGATTATCAATACAAGGCAGCCTTTGTTGCTGATCCAGAGATAAATATGAGTGCCTGTCTTGCCCATCTAATGATGGAGGTTAAATACAAGAAATGAATGTTTTTGATTTTTTAAATTCTATAAATCATACGAAAAAAAACATTCTTGAAGAGGACATACTGCTGGAAAAGCAGTATGTTCCTTTTATAGTAAATAAATATTTGTCATATTTTCCAGACACATTGATGCATTCAAATCGAATGAATCAATATCCTTTTTTAGACAAAAAAGATCAATACTCCTACCTGATTCACTCTATAAGAAGAAGAAAAAGGTATTGTAAATGGAAAAGAAAAGAAAATGACATAGAGGAAGAAATTTCTATTGAAAATATCATGGAATATTATGAATGTTCTCGTAAAAAAGCACAAGAATATTACAAAGTTTTAACAAAAGAACAAAAAACAGAAATAAATGCTATTCTGGCATCAAAACAAGGAGTCAAATGATGGGTTTTTATAAATAATTTAATGATATAATTTAATATATTAAGGGAAAGTAATTTATGAAAAATAAAATAACACCAGAAGAACTTCTGGAAGTGACATTTGACGACAAAGAGAATTTTTTAAAAATCAAAGAAACACTAACTAGAATAGGAATTTCTTCCAAAAAAGACAATACTTTATATCAATCATGTCATATTTTACATAAAAAAGGAAAATATTACATTGTTCATTTTAAAGAAATGTTTCTTTTAGATGGCTTGGATTCTGAAATTTCAGAAAATGACATGGCAAGAAAGAATAAAATAGCACTTCTTCTACAAGAATGGAATCTATTAAAAATAGTAAAACAATTAAAAGAATCAGAGCCAATTGCTTCGATTAATCAAATAAAAATAGTTCCATTTAAGGACAAAAAAGATTGGAATTTGGTTTGTAAATATCATATAGGATCTAAAAAATGAATGCAGGTATTTTTGACATTTATGTAGATCAAGATTCTGACTTTTATGCAGAATTTGAATATGTAGATTCAGAAGATGATCCTATCAATATAATACAACACATTAGTTTTCATGTTCGTCGTTCATCAATAAAACCGGATAATTTATTCAGTATTTATAGTATTGGTAATGTAAATGAAAATGATGAATTATATGATGGAACTGATTATTTTCCTGGAACCATAACAAAATCAGGAAATTTATTGACTCTTCAGATAGAATCTTCAGTTATTTCTAGACTTCATCCTGGACAATATTTTTATTATATGTTTTTATATGACAACAATATAGAAAAAACCATGTTAAAGGGTAGATTTACTACAGAAACACCATGAATAAATTAAAAATAAGAGTTTATAATAAAAATAAAGTCACAATCAATAGGTCAATTTTAAATAGAATAAAAATTCAATATCTGGGACTAAAACAATACTTAGTATATGTTCCTTAATTTTTTATTTTTTATAAATAATAAAGAAGTCAATCAGAAAGGAAAATAAATGATAAATTGCATTTCTGATACTCTTTATGCAAAAATTAGAGTAAAAAGATCATTAGTTCCAGGAGAACAACCATCTAATGGTTCTCTGGAATTAGGTGAAATAGCTATAAATATACCTGATAAGAAAATTTATGTAGGAAATGAAAATAAAAATCCAGTATTATTGAATTTTGGGTCTGGAAATGGAGGGGGTGGTATTTATAGTGCTGGTTCTGGTATTACTATTTCTGTAAATAATGAGATTTCATTTAATCAATTTACATTACCAAATAAATACATAGAATTTATAAAAATAAAACCACCAACTAATACAGCAGGTTATGTTTATTATAATGGAAATGTTTGGTCAATAACAACCCCACCAACAGGATTAACACTAAATGCTCTTTTTAGTTGCATTGGGGGTGTAATAAATAATCAATATTATATTGATGGTGGAAAAGCTTCAGGATCTATTTGGTGTAGTAATTCATAATTATACATAATACATAATATGAGTATATTTTTAAAAATAAGGGAGAATAAAAATGGCAGATAT